AAAAGAATCTAAAGATATTGCAGATCCTAATAAGTTTGAAATAATTAAAGCAGACATAACTGCTGCATTAAGAACTATTAATGAAAATGGTAAAGACATGGCACTTGCAACTGCTCTTAAAAGAGGTGCAGCAGTAGGTGGTATACTAGGTGCAGCACAGTTTCTAACATCACCAGATGAAAAACTTCTGGCTACAGCAAAAGGTTTTGGTATAGGTGCAGCAATCTATGGAGCTGCAAGAATACTTGGTAGAAACATAAGACAAGTACCAAAAGAATTTAGTGAAGCAGCACTATCAGGTGAAGCTACATTAGATGCAGCTAAAATGAGTACAGTTAAATTACAATCTGCTGCTCAAGAACTATCTAATGTAATTAAAAGATCTGTACCAGATGCTATAGATTCTAGACGTAAAATATTTTATTACTTAACTAAAGCACAAGTAGATAGAAAAAACTTTAGATTTAATCCTAGATTAAAACCTATAGCAGATAATGAATTAACTAAAGCAGAACTAGAAGCTGCTAAAACAATTAAAAAAGTATTTGATGAATACTATAATATCTTTGGTCAAGAAGGTAGATTAGTATTTAACAAAAGAACTAATTACCTACCTTTACTTTGGAATGAATACAATCCAAAAGTACAACCATTTAGATTTGTAAAAGACTTTGATACAGGTGTAGTTACTGGGCCATCAGCTAAGTTTCAGTTTGCTAGACGTGGTGTATTTGGTGATATAAATCATGGTTTACAAAAAAACTATACTATACGTACAGGTATGGATGACCCTGCAGAGCTTGTTAGAATATATGCTTTTGCAGCTGGTAAAGCACTCTCTACAAGAGCTATCATTACAAACTTAGAACAAACTCAAATATCTAAAAAGCCACTCTTAATCAGAAATAACTTTAAGAAAACTTTTGATGATACTAACTATACTGAGTTTAAACATCCTTACTTTGCAGACAAAACAGATTCTGTATTAGTACACAAGGGTATGATAAACTCTCTTAGAATGGTATTTGATGCAACTGATGAAGGTCAGTTAATGGGTGCACTCTTTACTACAAACCTAATGATGAAAAGATTAGCAGTAGGTTTTTCATTTTTTCATGCAGGTGCATTGGTAGAATCATTATGGTTTGCAGGAGCTAAAGCAGACTTTATTAAAAAAACATTAGATCCTAGAAAAAAACCTGAGATACTTAATTCAGTAAAAGATCCAAGAGCATATATCAAAGACTTTGATCATGCTATTAATCAATTAAGAACTGCAGGTTATGATGATGTAGTAAGATTTGGACAAGGTGCAGGTTTACAAATATCTGTACCTGAAGATACAGGCTTTGATAGATTCTATTACAATATAAGAGGATTAGACCCATTCTTAAAAAGACACTTTGGTATATCTACAGAAGGTAGAGTAGAAAAAGTATTTAGATGGTTTGATAAAATTACTTGGGATAGAATATTTACTGCAGCTAAACTGCATACTTTTTTAACTGTGTTAGATAAACCTACTCTTATGGGTAGACCTAATGCATTAAGAATTATGCCTGGTGATACACAATCAGTCATATATGGTAAAGCAACTAAAGCTGCATCATTTACTAACGATGCATTTGGTGGTCAGAACTGGGAACAATTAGCGAACAGAATACAGAATGACACTCTAAAACGACTTACTCAAACTGCGTTTGCTCCAGGATCTAGAGGGTATATGCAATTATTACTCTTTGCTCCTGACTGGACATTATCAAATATTAGGATTATTGCTAAATCATTACCTAACTTTGAGTCTGATCCAGCATTACGTAGAATGTATCAATACTATTTTGCTAGAGCTGCATTAACTTATGCAACTGTAGGATCTGCACTAAACTATATATTTAGTGGGCACTCAATACTTGAGAATACAGATCCAACTAGAATTGACTTAGGAGATGGACAAGTACTTACATTTTCTAAACAATTAATGGAGCCTTTCCATTGGATAACAGATCCACAATCAACTGGTCTTAAAAAGATTGGATCTCTACCTAGAACAACTATAGAAGTATTAACTAATAAACAATACTTAACTACTAAGTGGAGTCCTAACTTAACTAAAAAAGATGATGAGGCGATTGAAAAAGGACTTAAAATAGGTGGTCACGTAGGTATGAGATTCTTACCAATCTGGCTGCAATCAGCATCAAGAAGTATAGCAGAAGGATTACAAGCTGAAGGATTATCTTTAGATCTTGCATCTGATACAGCTGTAGATTTTGTTCTTGGTCAACTTGGACACCCACGTTATCAAGGGCCAAGATATACACAATACAAAACGAAAGGACTTGTAAGAAATCCTTACGAGACATTATTTTAATGAGTAGACACACTGAAAATAAAGAAGAACTTTTAAAAGTACATGGTGAAATTAACTTAATTCACCAAAAATTAGACACTCTAGAAAAC